GTTATTGCAATGTTCAAAGAATTAGACATTGACTTACCGGAAACGAAACAAGGTGAAATGCATATTCAATGCCTCACCGAATTTCCTTTGGAGGTTGATACAATTTTAACTCCAGATCTGTCTGTTACAATTCCCAGACACTCTAAAATTAAACGCAGTCCTTTGTATGCATATCATGGTCAACCTGAGAGTATTCCAGCTAAGATGGCCACCTTTGAGGAGGATGGTGTCTGGTATGATCCTGGATTCAACTCCGTAGCCAAAATGCATCAGGAATATACACCGGAAACTGATATACCGGCTCATGTATTTGACTATTTATTCTACCTTTATCCAAAACAAAGAGGAAGAATATACTCGTTTGAAGAAGTGTTGAATTCCTCAGCTGATGACGGATACACATCTATATGTTTTAGTACTTCTCCCGGATATCCGTATTGTTTACATAGAACTAAAGGCAAAAGTAAGTATATTGATTTAATAGATAATCGTTACTATTTTAAGCCTGATTTTAGATCTTTACTCGAAGATTTTGACGTGACTTTACGTGAAAAAGGAACCATAGAAGTATATTTTGTTGATTTTCTAAAAGATGAAACTCGACCCATTGAGAAAGTCAAAGCTTACAAAACCCGTATTGTTTCCTCTTGTCCCTTGCATTACTTGTTTGTGGTCAGGAGATACTGCTTGGGTTTTGTTGCTTATGTTCAAAGTCTTTGTGCCATTAAACCTGTTAATGTTGGAATTAATGTTCATTCTTTACACTGGTTTCAGCTTTATGAACGAATGAGTTCAACTGGCGAATCTATAATTGCTGGAGATTTTTCTAATTATGACGGTAAAATTCCTGCTTTTGTGGGTAAAATTTTTGTTGAGTTCATGAATCGATGGTATGATGATGATCCTGTTTCTAAAAGATGTAGAGAATCGTTGTTTGAACACATTTATCACGCCACCCATATTTATGGAAATAGAGTTTATACCGTTAAAGATGGTAATCCTTCTGGAAATCCAATGACCTCCATTTATAATTCATTCTGTAACATCATAATGACTTACACTATATTGACATGCGATTTGAAACTGCATCCTAAAGAATTTGAAATAGCATGTTATGGTGACGATAATATAATTTCTATCGCCCGTCCAGGTGTAACTTGTGAGGATTTGGCCCCCCATTATATGTCTCGATTTGGTATGACATATACTCATTTTTCCAAACAAGGGAAAACCCCAGAGGGTGGTGACACTATGTCCACCATTAGATATCTTGGCCGTGCTTTTGTACCATCTGATGGTGTTGTATTAGCCCCTCTTAAATTACAAGTTGTTTATGAAAGCTTGTATTGGTACCGCAAAGGTAACCTTGTAGAAGAAGTTATGCAATCTACTTTGAATTCCTTTTTCATTGAACTTGCTCATTTTCCTGAAATAGTCTATGAACAAGAGAAGAAGGATCTCCGTAAAGCTGTCGTTAAATATTGTCCTCAGCTTTTGAATTATTTTGACACTGTAGCGGTTCCGCGCAGCTTCCATATAATTCGCAAATATTTCGATTAGATTGGTGTGTTCTGTAAACTCACTCGGGTGGTTACCGTTAAGAAACCAAAGGTTGTTTCACCTTAAGAAACTATGCATTATTGATTCCTGATGATAATGAAACTAAAACTATTAGTTCTGATGCTAGAGAATATACTGATCGTGCTGTTAACGATCCAGACCCTACTCAACAAGTCCCCCTCGGAGAATATAACGATGTTGCGCCCATGGCTCAGCACCAAGTTGATTGTACTAATGTACCAGACATTCACTCTATGAATTTTGAAACTTTTGAATTAAACGGAATGCTAGAAAGAGAGTATCCAGTTACTTATACATGGTTATCTTCTGCTGGTATTGGTACTCACTTAGCCACTCTTAACGTTTTGAATAAAGTTCTAAC